GACCCATTGTGCTGAACAGACTGGAGTACGACACCAGCGTTTGACTGTTGGGTGCAACCGTGACCTTACCGGTGCCACCTTGGATGATCGTGCAGTTGAAACCCGCACCCAGACCCGAGGCACAGTTAATCGTCACTGCGCTGCTAGAGGTGCAGTAAATGATTTTGCCGTTGTCGGTGGCAGACAATGTGCGAGAAGTACTTGCCTCGGTAACAAGCACACCTGTCAGAATTTGCTGGACGGTGACCTTTTTGGTCGTACTGGATTGAACCGCAGGCAGTTCTTCAGTGAGAGCCAGTGGTGTCGTTACCGCAGGAAGGGCTGAAATTTTTGCGTCTGCCATGAGATTACTCCAAGAGAATCAAGCCGCCGTCCTCTTGAACGAGGTTGTCGCCGGACTCGGTGAGAAGGTTGCTTGTCGAACTACCACTATCACGGGTGCCCGTAAACAAAGTTGCAATGCCGCCAAGGCCAAGACCTAGCGCGTTGCGGAGAGCGACACCGAAGCTCATTGCTTGTTGATTGGTTTGCAGTAAACCACACCCGCATCAGACACTTGGATTGCACTGACACGCCAAGGAGCGCCGGTGCCCATTGGCAGGTAGAACGGAATCGGTGTATAGGCGGGGATCGGAGTGCTGGCAGTCGTTGCAACAGCTGCCGGACCCACTTCAACGTAGCAGGGGGTGGTAGACCAGATCACCACGCCTTCAGGACCAGGATTCCAATCAGAAGTGTTGCCTGCGGTGCCGGTGTAGGACGCAGTGCGACCGGGAAAATCGGCCTTTGAAAGAGGATTCAGGAGTTCCATGATGTGTCCTTATGCCAAGAAACGCAATTTGTAGAGGGTTGTGAGGTACAGCTCAACGATATTATCGATCAACTGTTGCAACGAGGAGTCCGACTTATCGCACACATCGTAACGGCCTTTTTCGATCTCGGCAAGTTGGTCTTGCAAGAACTCGATGATGTTGGTGGTCTTCTTGGCCGCAGGGATGGCAATCGGGCCAATCAGCCCGTGGCGACCTTGGTATGCCTCGGCAAACGCATCAGCCACGTCAATGACCTCATCGTAAAACGTGTTCAGAGCCACATGTTTGGAGTAGCTGCGGGTGTTCAGATGCACTGAATGGGCCACATTCCGGCCCAAAAACAGCAGACCCATCAATTGTGCTGCGTTCATTGTTGTGGCTCCATCTGTTCGGGCATCATTTCAGGCCCGACATCCACGTCTTGACCCGGCATCTCGGCAACTAGGTCGCCAGAGGTGATCATGCCATGCACGGTGCCCAAAACGATGTCTTGGACCTGCTCGGGCGACATGCTGGCCTGCACAGTCGAGATTCGCTGTGTTTCGGCCTGATATGCCTTGACCTGCGCCTCGAAATCCTTGCGCTCCAGATCCCGCATTTCGATGGATTTGCCCACATTTTGGATCATCTGGTGCATGTTTTCCATCTCGGCACCCATCGCTTGGATTTGCTGCTCGGCAGCCTGCAATGCGGGCGATTTGTCATCGTCGGCCAAGATTTTGGGGTCGATCGTCTTGGCAAAACGCTTGGACATCTCCTGAGCACCAGGCCAGTCCATGTTCTTGACAAACAAATCGCCAGCCACTTGCCACAATTGTGGGTTGCCTTGCAGCAACTGAGCCATCGCCTCGAGAGCCTCTTGACGCTTGGTGGCGTAGCCTGGGCCAGTGATTGCCACAACGTCGTATTTGCCGACGCCGGGGTTGTAGATCTTCTCGATCACAATGCCCTGATCGTCCACAATCTGGTTGACGGGTTCTTGCTGGACAGGATTGATCTTGACCATCTTTGTCTCGCCGTCTTCGCCAATGATCCGGGCGATACGCTGGGTATCGTAGATCTTGGGGATCAGGTCAATCAGCTGACGGGCGATGTGACGCACGCCACGGGCCAAGTTGTCACCGTAGTGGTACGTGCCCACGTCGCCTTCACGCTGGCGGGCCAAGATGGCTTTGCCGCTACGCTCGTTGGAACCCATGCCTAGCGATGCGTTGTACTGGCCGGTGGTCGCCTTGATGTCTTCAGCAGCGCCCGATTTGGCTTGCAAAAGGCCGCTGGAGGCCATTGGAGGCTGCGCACGCTGTGGCAGGGGCAACACGCTGCCTTGACCGTCTGTGACGTCAGGATTGACCTCCAAATAGGGCCAGTTGTTCGTGTTGGCGGTCTTCCACTTGTCTTCGTAGCCTTCAAACTGACCACCGTAACCGATGAACGGTGCTTTGGGGGCCAGAGCCAGCATCTCGGCTTCTTGCGAAACCCAGTAGTTGTACATGCGCTGGGCATCTTTGGCGTTACGCACCAAGCCCGACACGTACAAACGGCCATCAACCTCGAACTCGTTGCCGACAATACGAACCACGGGGATCCATTTGCCTGCCCACTCGCGTTCCTCAAGGATCTCGTAGCCGTTGATCTTGCAATACTTGACCTTCGGACGCTCGGACACACGGCTGCGCTTGGGTTTGCCGTACACAGCACGCAGTTCTTTGTCCTCGGGCGTGCCTTCAAAGGCTGTCGCGTTGCCAGGGTACAAGTTCAGCGTGGCTTTGTCGTAGTCGATGTAATAGTAGTCCGCGATGCGGACGGTGTCTTCGTTCAGCCAGTTGCTGATCGACTGATCACCCACACCCAGCGATTGGAGGGTCGAGATGGGCGCTGCATCGGGGTACATACGCTCATATTCAGCCTTGGTCACGTCCTCGGTGATGAAACACCACTTGGCGTCTGCACCAGTGGGGTCTTGGATCAGCGGGTCCATGTAGACCGAGAAGCTGTTGCGGATACGACCAATCTTGATGTCCTGATCAAACGTGTTGTCGTCGCAATACTCGGTCAGCAGGCGGATGTAGCCCTCTCCGTAGGCCACTTGGTTTTCGCAGGCGGTGTCATAGGCCACGTCAGCATCAGAGATGTACTCGATGTGACGGATCATGCCGTTGAACACCTCGGCAACCTGCACATCAGCGTTGTCGTCCACGGGGATGACTTTGGCACCAGGACGGTTTTGACGCTGGTCGTTGGTGACCTGGCGCACGTGCTGGGGCAGCTTGTTGATCGTGAGGGTGGGGCGGGCGTTGATGGTCTGGCCTTGGACCGCACCACGGGTTGCCAGCACATCGGCGGGCCACTGCCAGTGGTTGTCGGGCGAACCGGCGTAGAACCGCAGGTCGTCGATCTCATCTTCACGCGATTCAGCCAACGACGAAACCGCCATATCAAGGCGGGCACGGGCGACTGTCAGAATGTCTGAGTCGGATTTTGCGGGTTTGCCACCGGCTGCTACGTTAGCCGCAGCAACCATGCCAGTTGGGTCAGCCATTCAGGACTCCTAATACGTGAGGCTCACGCATGACGACATATTCCTTGCCGTTATGCTTGAATTCTTGCCCTACGCCGAAGTATAGATGATCACCGACTTTCAGCTCTTTGCAATCAGGGCCAGCGGACACCACTATACCCGTTTCCTGCTTTTCTGTCGAAAGAAGCTCGAACATCGGGTGTTTTTCGACATCCACCTCAATGATGAGGCAGTTTTGCATGGCTTTGAGTGTCATTTTAAGTCTTTGATGAGTTGCGGCGCGATTACGACCAGGCCACCGCATATGGTTGCCACAGCGTCCATAAACTCAACGCCGTGACGACCGCCGCGTTTATTGTGCCACCAGTCTGAGACTTCTTTACCCACACCGACGATTGCAACTGCAATCAGTGCAATGGTGGGGTCAAACAAAGATGCCGGAGGGGCAGCAACCAGTGCACCGTACAGAAAATGATTGGCCTTATCTTGAGGCAGTAAAGGTAAGCTCATTTTTTGCTTTTTGGGGCTGATTTCTGGGCTTCACGCTTGACGGAATACGCGATGGCGACGGCCTGCTTGACTGGTTTGCCAGCTTTGACCTCGGCTTTCACGTTGGCGCTGAAGGCTTTGGGAGATGCAGATTTCTTCAGTGGCATTTTACGACCCCATCCATCCGGTTGATGCTGCGCTGCGGTCCATGTTGATCGTGCGCGTTGTGTTACGAGAATTGTACTCCCCACGGCTTGCCACGGGAAATGCAAACGTCACGGCCAGGGCGTCAGCCGCATCAGGAGAGGCCAGCCCACGGGCTTTCATCTCCTTTTTCCCTTCCAAAAAGATCGTCCCCGCCGAGTTGGGCTTCTTCATCGGGCCGATCAGGTCGTTCTTGAGTGCGCGGTCCTGCGGGATCGAGGCTGTTCTGAGCCAGTCACGCATCGCACCCCACATCTCGGCCCGTTTGTTGCCCCACATGATCGGGTTTTTGGCTTTCCACGCGAAGTTCACCCCGCGCACTTTGTACCGCTGCTCGGTCAACCTGTCAAGAATCCCGTATCCAAGGCCACCCTCGTCGATCACGGTGAGCACGGGCTTGAACTCCTCGATGGCATCAATCACGTGGCCCACCACGCTCATGGTGTCCTCACCTTTTAGGCGCTTGATCGAGATCACGTCCCGCCCTTGGCGCACCAGGATCACTGTGGAGTCCATGCCGCCCCGCGCAGGGTCCACACCAATCACGATCGGTGCCGTCATGTCTTTCCAACGCTCCCGCTTGAACGCATCCTCAACCACCACGGGCGAGATGAACTGGTCTTCACCGGCAGCGGGGAACTCACCGTAGACCTCGACACGGGCCTGGATAGAGTCTTCACCGTACTCGGCGATGATCTGGTCGTAGACCTGCTTGTCGGTGCCCTCGACTGTGCGGGCGTCGATGATCTCGCCGTCCCAGAAATCCCGCTTGCCGTGGAATGTCTCGAAAAAGTACCCCGTGTTTCGCCGTGGGTTACTGAACGCGAACCAGTACCGGTCAAGGATCTTCTCGGTAAAGAACCCCGAGGCCACCGACCAGATGCCATCAGGGATACCGCTGGCCTCGTCAAAGATCACCATCATCCCGTCGTGGTTGTGCACACCGGCGTACGAGTCGGGGTTCTCCTCGGACCAGAGCTTGCCCTCAGCGGCCCAGTACCGGGTACCCTTCTTCAGGTCCCGCTCGACCAGTTCTGTCAACCACTGCGCAGGCACCAGCTTGGTGGCCGACGGTTCCCACCAGTGCGAGTTGATCGCCATCGTGGCCCATTTAGTCAGTTCACCCCAGGTGACAGTACGAAGCTGGTTCTCGCTGTTAGCCGAGACAATCACGCTTGACCCGATCCTAGTTGTCAGCATCCACAGGATGAGCCACGACACCAGTGCCGATTTGCCAATCCCCCGGCCAGACGATACAGACCGCCTGAGCGCGTCCATGTCCAGCTTGCCCCTGTTGGCCTTGATGTGATCGGCAATCTTGCGAAGTGTGCGCCGCTGCCATGCGCGAGGTCCTTTGAAGTGCTCGAGTGGGGTGTTCTTCTGCCCCCAGGGGAACGCGAACAGGACAAACGTCTCTGGGTTGTCGGCAACTTGTGGACTCCACAGCTGCGTCATCAGGGTTTGTTCTTCGTCAGGCGAGTAACGGGGTTTCTGCATCAGTCGTCCAATCTGGGGGTCACATCTATCACTTCGGCATCAATCACCCGGGCGTGGGCCTGTGCCAACGCCTCGGTGATGCTGATCCCACCGGACACTTCAATATTCGTCGTGGCACCGTACTTCTTACGATTGTGTGCGCCCATGAGCCACTTACGAGTGTCGATCTTGAGCTTGGACCGGTTCACGTCCTCGATGCTGTCCTCGGCATCGGCAATCTCGATGATCTCGCCAGCCATGAACTCGGTGCGCAGCTCCTGGGCTTCGTCAAACAACTGCTTACGGGTGGGGTCTTTCTTGATCCACCGGTAGAAGTCGTTGTAGTCAATGTCCCGATGGTCGTCTCGCAAAACTTGGGACAGGGACATGCCGTGGGCAATCGAGTCGATGGCACGCATGAAGACCTGCTCATACTGTACGAGTACGAGTGCTTTGCCTTCGGGCGAAGGTTTAGGTGGGGTAGGTTCCAGCCAGTCTGGTAGCAGTGTGACATCTGCGCCTACGGGATTGGGATTCAATGTGTCCATAGTGTCCATAGGGTAGCACAAATGTTGCTGGAGAGTAAATGCACCCAGTGGGTCTGTGATTCTTTGGAAAATTTTAAAAAATTGTTCGCGGTACCGCCGTAGCCGCAGACCCTTGTTGCTCGGCCCTACCCCCTCCCCCTCGGCCACCAGGGCATCGCGGCTCCGATGCTCCACGGCGTGAGCCAATGAGCCACCGAATCCATGCACCAATGACCCAGCGGGTCAGTGATCCAATGCACCCAATGGGTCACAATGCACCCAATGGGCCATTGGATCAGCGCATCATGCACCCAGCGGGTGACTGATCCACTGGGTTTTGTGCCCGCTGGGTCACTGATCCACTGGGTTTTGTGGTGCGTGAGGCGGTAAACCCAGCGGGTGAGGGAATAACCCGCTGGGTCATGGAAACGCGAAAAAAGGGGGCGAGTGCGTCAACGGTGACATCGCGCAGGCGAGGGGGAGGAAATAGACATTTTCAATTTGCACAAGGATTCAGCAAATCCCCGAATCCCATTCCCCTCTGTAAGTCACAACTGACGCACAGATCCAAGTGCACCCAGCGGGTAAGGGAAAGCACCTATGCATTTATTTTGTTGACACATTGCACCCACTGGGTCATTGTGTGCTATGATTGCATCACCGACACAAAATCGGCCTTGTAACTTGTAACTGTAATTGGAGAACACAATGAATCGTCATGCTTTGCACTACATCGAATTAAACCCCGCGCCCTTGAATGAGGGCCCCTCAGATCTGGCCATTGTGGCAGGCGCTGCGGCGCTTGTCGCCGGCCTAGGTCTGATCCTTGTCGTTTTGTTTTCCCTGTAACCCGTAACCTGTAATTGGAGAATTGACCCATGAAAAACGAAAACCCCGTTCTGCTGGCCGCCGCGGTTGACCGCTTGGCACTGATCAAGGCCCAGCTGGCCAACTTGAAGGCTGAGGAGGATCAAATCAAAGCCGTGTTGATCGAAGCCGGCCAGGCGGCCATTGAAGGCCAACTGCATCGCGCCGCGGTGAGCTTCTGCCCAGGCCGTGATGTAACCGATTGGAAAAGCATCGCTGAGCACTTTTCACCTTCGCGCCAGCTGATCACTGCGCACACGTCAACCGGCGCCGCGTTCTACACCGTGCGCGTTTCAGCACGTAAGGGGGCTTGATCATGTTCTACATTCGAAACTGTAACGGTCATATTGTGGGCAACCCCAAGGGATATCGCACGCACCGAGGCGCCCAGGCTCAATGCGAGAGAAAAGGCAAAATTAGAGAATCAATCTATACCGCATGGGCTGAAAAACCTAGAACCAATGATGAAACTCGAAACCTTGTTTATTCCATCAAATGGGAGAATTGAAAATGCGATACGAAGACACAGACCTAGATTATGCGGAATTCACCGCCGACGATGAGCGGGCGCTGGCCGACATGGAGCGCGAACAACGCACCGCGGCCAGGCGCGCCCAGCTGCGCGAACAACTCGAAGGGGGCCAGGCATGAAATACCACTTTGTATTGAAATCGGCTAACTCGAAGACTGGCCCGCTGCCCGTGACTTACTCGCAGCGGGAGACGTGCCCCCAGAGCTGCCCGCACTACCGCGCCGACTGCTACGCTGAAGACTACTACACCCGCATGAGCTGGGACAAAGTAGCCGAGCGCGGGGGCACGCTGGGGGATCTTTGCGAATCAGTGGCCGCCCTGCCAGCTGGCCAACTGTGGCGCTTCAACGTCGCGGGAGACCTGCCAGGCGCAGGTGAAGAGGTGGACGCGGCCGCACTGGGTGAGATCGTACGGGCCAACACTGGCCGCCGGGGCTTCACGTACACCCACAAGAAAAGCCCCGAGGCGCTTTACTGGGTGCAGTGCGCCAACGACTGGGGGTTCACGGTGAACTTGAGCGCCGACGACGCAGGCGAGGCCGACGCGCTGGCCAACGTATCGCGCTCGCCCCTAACCTGCATCGTGCCCATGGATACCCCAGAGAAGACAGAGACGCCCGAGGGCCGCACAATCATCGTATGCCCAGCCCAAACCCGTGACGACATCACCTGCGCATCGTGCGGGCTTTGCGCACGTGCTGATCGCCGCGTGATCATCGGGTTCCGTGCCCATGGATCCCGCGCCCGTGTAACCGACGCACTGGCCCGCCGCGTCATTCCAATTTTGAAAGCCTAACCATGATCAACCTCGAAAACCTAACCGCCTCAGAAGCTGAGCGCCTTGCATACGCTGAGGGCTTCCCAGGCACTGCCAGACAGTTTGCCCGTATCGTTGACCTTCAACGAGCACTTGGCCAGGCTGTGGCCGCGCTTGATGAAATCGCGTATCGCACGCCAACCCGTGGCCGCCCAGCCGCAGCCAAAGCCGCACTGGCCACCATTGGCCAGACAATCGATCTGTGGGAGCTGCCCGAATGAACTACACCGAAGCCGAATACATAAATGCTGGGTTTCAGTTCGAGCGGGACAAGATCCCCGCCCAGTCGCTGCGCGTGATGCTGGAATCGGAGAGCATCGATTTTCGCGCTGAGGCCCGCCGCCTAATCGAGCAGGGCCGAGCTGAGGCCAGATTGACCGAGGCCCGAGCATGAGCGCCGTTCTAGTTGCCCTCACCGTCGCGCTGATCGCGGCCGCATGGGATCTTTGACGCACTGCCTAGGCTTACCCCTTACCAACCCCCAGCAAACGCGCTGGGGGCTTTTTTACCCCTACTTTTAAGGATCCTATGACACCAACTAACCCGCCCCAATTTACCGCCGACCTGCTGGCCATGATCGAGCGCCGTGCACTGAGCGACACCCGCGCCGCCGGCCTGCTGGGTGTGCCCGTGTTCACGCTGCGCAAGTGGACAGCTGGCCAACGCTCGCCCAGCGCCGCTGCGCACCGGCTGCTCGATGTGCTTTTGACCCTTGAAGCCATTGCGCCCGACGTGCTTGGCGCACTCACACCACCCGATGCACCCGAGTCCTCTAGGGCAAAAAAGCCCTTATAAGGCATCTGGAACTTTTTTGAAATCTCAATGAACTTAAAACCAAAACCATGAAACGAATCACAATTCCTATCACCGGAAACCTTGACAACATCAAAATTAAGATAAAAGAGGATCAAGGTATTGACATGAGCTACGCTCAAACCGTCGACTTCTTGATTCACTTTTATAAAAAGCACAGCGGCATGACTAACCCGATTACTCAGTGGAGGGGTAAATAATGTGGCCATTCCCCCCATTTCCTAACCCACTCGACAAGGGCACAAAGCAGCCCAAGTTCAACCCTGACAACTATGAGGACGCACCGTTATGACACAGACAGAAGCACTCAAATTAGCATTGGAGGCGTTGGGAAACTCTTGGACAGAACCAAACAATGAGCAATACAAAATTGAGAAAGAAGCCATCACCGCCATTAAAGCCGCACTAGCAAACGAAGCATTAGAAAGAAAAGCAGAGAACGCTAGAGAGTTGGGCTTGGACTATGAGCCTGACTGGAAAGAAGAATATCAAAAGGCTGTTGACTTGCATTGCATCACACTTGATGAATTACGAGAAGCAAACGCATGGATAAAAAATTTAGAGAAATTGATGGCTAATCAAGACGCAATGCTGGAACGCCAAACAGCACGCATTGTTGAATTGCAAGAACACATTGATAACTTTGATGGAGAAGACCGATGAGCGAACCAGTTGAATATCAAATGAGAATGCGACCAGCATGGGTTAATCCTCATTTGTGGAGTGATTGGGAAAAATGTAGCAAAGGTTCTTTTGATGATTACACAAAGACACCAAAACTGCATGACTGGGAATATGAAGTACGTACCCTTTACACCACCCCACCACAGCGCACATGGGTAGGGCTGACTCTGGAGGAAATTGAATCCGAGTGGGGCTTGTTTATGTCCGGTCAAGGTTCTGGTTACATCCCTGACTTTGCCAAAGCACTCGAAACCAAACTCAAGGAGAAGAACACATGACCGTGGAGATCAACAGCTCAAACACTGTAGCCGTTGACCGTGAATACTACTGGCAACCCATGGACACCTGCCCCCGTGGCGTTAAGGTGCAACTACTAGGCGCCGGTGGTGTTGCAGTCTACGGTCAATACCACGCCAAAGATCCATGGTGGACACACTGGGCACCTCTTCCATCTAAACCAAAGGAGAACAAATGAACTTCAACCAAGGAAAACTTGTAGACGGGTTGATTGATGACCTGATGCAAACCATTCACAAATACGACGACACCTTGTACATGGCAACAGTCATTGGTGCTTTAGAGTTCGTTAAGCTGCAACTAATTGAGGAAAGCAGGGAGGACGATGATGACGAATAACATGAACATCGTGATGTACACAAAATCAAACTGCCCCAACTGCACCGCGGCCAAGATGACCCTCAAGATGCACGATCTAGACTTCGTCGAGGTAGATGTGGAGCTGGGGGCACGGTGGCAGAACCTTTTGAAAGAGTTCCCCGATGCCCGTCAAATGCCCCAGATCTTCATCAATGACCAGCGAGTCGGTGGGCTTGCAGGGTTGCAGGCTGCGCTGAAGCAGTTGAAAATTCAAAAAGCCCTGGACAAGAAAGCAGAGAACGCCCGTGATCTGGGGCTAGACTATGAGCCGTGAAAAAGCCCCTCGCGGGGCTTGATCAATCCAGCAACTCGGCCCCGTGAACCCGGGGCTTTTCTTTTCTGGACAGCCGGTAGATCTCATCGAGCTGGCGCTGTTTGGCATCGATCACAGCCTTGCGGTGATCCTTGAACTCGACAGCCAGGGCAGGGTTAATGGCCCACTGGGCGTGGTGCTGG